CCATACTCATATTGTCTTCCATCTTGTCAATCATGTCAATAAGCAACTGTTTAATTATATCCTTCCTGTCTTCGGGGAGCCATTCCTCATGTAACAGATTTAACAAATCGTTAATAGCACTTGCAATACTCATCTGAACTCCTCAATAACATCCTGACTAATATATCTATCGTCCCACTTGTGATCAACTTCTTCAACATGTTTGTTACGCCTGTGTATGATACACAGTGCTATGCCTATAGGCATGAGAAATATTGTACATATAAAGAAGATTCCCCAGTCATCAAGTTTCCACATGATATACAATAGATGTACTCTTATATATATCTAACCTATTTGTACGTTATCTAATAAATCCATAACGCTACAGGCGTGACTTTTCTCGCATCTTAAACGCTTCTGCTTCAAGAGTAATTCTCTTTCACTCTTTGCCAGTTCCAATAGTGCCTGTTCTATGGCTTGTAATTTTTCATCAATTGATTCATCCATACTACTATATAACGTTATCTTATATAAAAACTTTAGGATCTTATTGTTCTCGTGGTGCATCACGGTCACGACCTTCATGATGTAGTTCTTCCATCTTATCTTCTAGAAGAAAGTGAAGTTTCCAAAAGGTCTTTCTAGACTGTTCACCCATGCCAGCATCTTCGACTTCGTCATACTTGTGATTAAACCATCGTAGTATTTCTGCAAAGTCGTCCATTTGTAACTCAACCATAACCTTCAAAATGTATATAAACTATTAAAGATTATGTGTAATGATGATATTCGATAGCTTTATTAAAGGGTTAAAAAAGTCTTTTGACGGCAAGGATCATCTCAGAGAAATCAACACTTGTAGAAGATGTAGCAAACCATGCTTTTTTGACAGTTGTTTAAAATGCGAAGTAGACGACGTATATAAAGAACATAACAAAAAAAAGGATTAAGTATATATACTACTATAACATATATAATGTATGTCTGAAAATAACGTAGAATCTGGTATCAAGTCAAAATCTAAAGTTATAGTCAAAGAAGAGCCTACTAGTCCTAGTGGTTCACCATGCATTTGCAAAGATCAAAGAGATGTATCATGTTCACTTCATGGTGGATAAAACTTATTAATAGGATTTTCAAATTAAAGTCTATGCAAGGATTATGTCAAAAATGCTTTTCAACTAATGTTACTGTTACTATATGTAATGGGCTACCTACTTGCAGCGACTGCTGTACGGACTGTAATTTATAATATATATAAAAGACGTAAATAATTAAAAGGTGCTTCGCACCAAGGATACAAAAACTATAAATAACCTGACAGAAACATAACACACATGGTCGAGATTCGTAAGTCTGTTGCTAATGCATTAAACAAAGCATTAAACATTGTTAACAAAAACTACACAGAGACCACTACCAGACCTAGTGTAGCACAGCCGTACATGAGTACTGATACAGGTGCCAAACTACCAATTTTCCCATTCCCACTTACTATGATTTATGAACTCGCAGATAACATTGATGCTTTAAGAATTCCTATTGAAACCCTCAACCGTGAAATGTTCAAGAACGGATTTGAAGTTGTCGAGAAATGGAAGTACAAATGTAACAACTGTAGCAAGGAATTCCAATACGCACCTACCGCTGACAACCCTGACGAGCAACCATTCGAAGCCAACGGGGACAGTGGAGGAGTACACCCACGTAAAAAGAAGGCAGTAGCCCCTGCTGCAACGGCAAGCCCACTTGTATGTGATACCTGTGGAAGCCATGATTTGGTAAGACCTATACCAGAACACCGCAAGACTTTGGAGAACTTGATGAACGAGCCTGTCAATTCCAACCAACAGACACTTGAAGACGTAGCACGTCAGTTGGAACGAGACTTTGAAATTGCAGATAACGCATACTTGCTTTTGCTTAAAAATTACAAGATAGACGATACCACAGGAAAGATTGACCAAGAGAAAACAATTATAAAAGAGATGCTAAGGATCGAGCCACCACAGGTGGCAATGATTGCGGACAGTGATGGTCGAATTGGCTACGACGACAAGCGAAATAAAATTTTCGTGTGTCCACGATTTGAGCACAGGGATGCAAGATTGGTTGAACCGAAATGTGACCGCTGTGGTGCTGAAGCCCTAAAGGCAGTTATCGAAGTAAACTCTGTATACTCTATCGGTATCCCACAACCTAAACGAGTTATCTATGGTGAAGGTGAGATTATCTGGAAGGCAGGCAAGTACAAACCAAACCTACTTTATGGATTTTCCCCTATCTATTCCGTATGGAGCAAGGCTATGTCCCTGTCACACATGGATGAGTATATCAGAAAGTACTTTGATAAGATGAGACCGCCACGTGGTATGTTAGTTATATCCTCAAGAAACTATGACACGTTCAAAAAGTCATGGGATGTATTGGAACAGAAAGCACAGGAAGATCCTTACATGATACACCCTCTCTTAGTAGAGAATGACAAGGGCGGAAAGAACCCTGCACAATGGTTGGACTTTACTGGATCACTTAAGGAGTTAGAATTTATCGAAGTAAGAAAAGAACTAAGAATGATTATCGGTGCTGTCTACGGTGTACTACCTTTCTATTACGGTGAAACCCCTGCTGGATGGAGTCAAGAAGGACTGCAAGTAACCATCACAAACAGAGCAGTAAAGTTCGGACAAGACATTCTAAAGAAAGCATTCTTTAGTAAAATCAGCAAGATGCTTAACATTGATGATTGGGAATTACAATTAAAAACTGGTGAGGACACTGACAAACTTAGAGACTTGCAACAGGACGGAGTTGAAATACAGAACATGATGATGCTTCAACAGATGGGCTTTGACATTACCAGAACCCACACAGGTGAGTTTAAGGTAAGCAAGGAAACTGCTTTGACAGCAGAGATGATGTTTGGTATTGGTGCCATCAATGGAAACCAGAACGGTGCAGGTAAAGGAAAGCCTGCTCCAAAAGAAGACCAACAGGCATTTGAAGGAGAGCCACACAACCCACGACCATCAGACATTGGTGGAACTGGACAAGGTAGTCCGACAAGTGGAAGTTCAATGAGCAAGAAATCCTACAGCAAAGGCATTACCCCATCAAACTTTGAAGTCGTAAAGAGTACGTTACAAACAGCAATAGACTATGATTGGAAGAAAACAAAAACAGTTGAAGAATTAAGAAAGGCAACTGGAATGACAGTAAGAGATGCAAGAGACATTGTTGCAAAAGAGTTTGAAGGTGTCAAGGTATGGGAGGATGACTTATGACCAAAGTATACTGTACCAAAAAAGTTAAATTTTACGTTACCAAAGGGTTTGTAGAAGAGGATGATGAAGAAGAATGACTAAAAAATTCCACAAGTGCGATGAATCTTGCAAACACCCAGATGTAAAGCCTAAAGTTAAGAAAGTTAAAGTAGTTTCCCCTGTAAAAATTGCAAAAGAGATAACTGGACAGATGGCTGACCTTAGTACTGTTAAATCAAACCCTGCAAACATAGAAGTAATTTGGAAAATCATAGATGTAATTGATTCAATTGATAACTCACTTGAAACTAACAAAGTTCTAGAGAAAACACTTATAAACTTAAGGAAATTACAAAAAGATATTGCCAACTGAACTAAATACTAACGAAAACGCAAACGACATGACCAAGAAGCTTTGGGAAAGGCATCAAGGTGACGAATTTACCAAGGTATCTAACTATAAAGAGGCAGTTTGTCTTGGTTGTATGAAGGTTGACGTTGCAGCAGCAACGATTGCAGATATTTGTGGTGACTGTGCAGGTAAAAAAGGTCGTGAACCTCTCTTGGCAAAGGTTTGTGACAAATATTACGGTCTATGCTTCTTTTGTAATTCATACAAGTTCAATATTGAACAAGTCAACGGTAGATTTTGCAATACATGTCATACTAGAATTGCCAAAGTCACAAAAGAGTATAATGCAAAAGGTGGTTTCATGAAAACAGATCCATTTTGGATTTCAATGCGTAAAAAACACGGTAAAGATTGGAAAAAGATAATGGGCGGCTATACTAAAGGGAATCGTCGATAGTTTTCTTCTTAAGGTGTTTCTTTTTCTTCATATATTCAACTAAATCTGGTGGAGTCAATATCATTTCCAATAACATCTCTATATTGCTTAATTTTACGTTAGTATCCTCTAGTAATTCCTCTACTTCACCCAATATAAAGTCAAATTTCATTTTTTCTTCTCCAAAATGAATATCATGCGGTCATTCTTAAAGTCATAGTAACGTTTATCATAGTCTATGTTACATTTTCCTGCATTTATTCCGTAATATCTGCCTACTCTCATGCTTAATAGAGGTTTTCTCAGAAATCTTGGAAAGAACTCTAATTGATTTCTTTTGTTATTATATCGAATTTTACCATGTACTACTAGTTTCTCATCTCCTTCTGTGAAATCTTTTGCATTGTCTTTTCTGAAATGTACAATACTTCTGGTTAACAGTGGTTGTTCTTTCATATCGTTGGAATTTGTTACAACCCATAATCTCTCTCCTTTCACATACAAGTCTATGAGAGGCATTTTATATTCAACATCATCCATATGTTCCCTATAAACAGCCTTAAACATCTGGTCACTGTCAAATATGTATATTGATGTTGCCATGTTTTTATGCAGCAATACTTATTTATAAAGGCTTGTTAGTCAATTTATCATGATTAAGAAATGTGAAGGTTGTAAAATGAAAACATATGGTTATACTGACGGTCTTCATTCATTGTCAATATGTTTCAAATGTGGACGATTTACTGGCACTTCTGGCGGAGATGATGATTTCGTTCAAATGATTAACGGTGACCCTATGATATTGTTAGATATGATTGAAACTAATATGTTAACTCCTACCTACGATAAATAGCAATAACGCGTTAATTTATATACCTTACTATATATCTATTTATAATGGTATCAAAAAGGGTTAGAAAAGCCTGTGCAAGGATCTTTGGTAACTTTGGAGTATCATTTTTCTCTCCATTAGTATCAGGTAATATAGCAGAAACAGTATTTGATATAGGATTAACGTTAGAACAGACTATTATTATTGCATTAATTTCGTCAGTATTTGTAACAGGATTGACAATATCTAGAGAGATGGAGAAATATGGCAAATCAAGATAAAACATTTTTACAGACTATGTGTGAGCATTTATGCCCACTCTGCTCTGAGAAAGATGAAGAAGATGAATAAACCTTAAATAAGGGTAAATTCTGGAAGTCATGTATGATTGATCCATTATTGATCGCAACAATATCTGTACTAGGCGGAGCAATACTAAATACCATTAGAGGTTATTTAGGAGCAACAGGGGAATCTTATTCAGTTAAGAAACTCATTGGTGCTATCATTGTAGCCTGTTTTGCAGGAATCGCAGTTGCACAAACTTTGAGTCTAGGAAATCTAGGAATTACGGAAACCGTATTAATCGGTCTGTCTGTTGGTTTCACAGTAGATTTCGTTGTCTCAAAAGCAAAAAAAACAGTTTAGTAAGATCTTTAAACAACTTACTATTCCTTTTCCCTTTTTCTAAAACTTTATAAGTAATGTTCAAAATCATTATATAATGGGTAATGATATATTTTTCAACCAATTTGTCACTAAAGACCTGCATCCAATAGGCGGAGATCAACGGTTCTTTGAAGGTTATCTTACTGTTCAGGTTAAAGATAAACAAGGAGAGATTACCATTGTTGACGAATTAATCAAGGTTCTTCCAATTTGGATGGACAGAGGAGCACCAATCAGTGATACTCACAGTAACAGAATTATAGGTAAAGGTATCAGTTATGCTAAAACAGTTTACAAAAGTGTAGAAGGAGACGAGTATCCAGCAATTAAAATTACAGGTAAAATACACAAAGATTATCATTTAGATGATGAAATTTGGGGTAAAATTAAGAGTGGAGAATACAAAGGACTATCATTTGGGGGGGCTACTAAAGCAGATAGAACACCAAAAATAATGAAAGATGGTAGTGTAGCCTATGAATTAAAGTCATTAGAACATTACGAGGTCGCTGTTTGTAAAGATCCAGCAGTCCCATTAGCACTAATTACCGATTATAACCCACTTGCAAAAGCAATTACTGATAATATTGAAAGACGAGAAGACGGTAAAATGGTAATCAAATGTGATAAATTTGGTTGTACTGTTGATAAATCTGAAGACTTTTCAAACGCAGATGGTGATAGACCTAACACATATAACAATAATTCTGATAAATCATCAAACAGGGAATCATCTCCTGTGAATGACGATAGTGATGTAGAGATAAAAGTACAAGAAAAAGAAGAGAAAAAGGATGAAGAAAAAGAAGATGAAGAAGATTCAGTAAAGAAAGATGCAAATCTACACTATGGTGGAGTTAGACATAGCGGTAAAGAATATAATAATAATGCAGAATCAACACAGGTTACAGAAGTAAAAGAAGAGGAAGATGAAGAAGAGAAGAAGGATGAAGAAAAAGATGAGAAAAATGATGAAGATACTAAAAAATCTGGCATTCAAACAGAAGCTGGTAATAATCAATTAGGTGGACAAGGTGTACCAAAAGAGAAAGAAGATGAAAAAGATGATGATAAAGATGAGAAAGATAACGAAAACTATATAAACTCGGAAACAGAAGAATCTGATAAGGATATGGAAAACAATACAGAATCCAAAAATGATGAAAGCTACAACGAAGTAGAGAAATCTGATTTCCAAGAAGCAATCAAATCCAACATCAGTACATTAACTGACGTTATTAAGTCACTCGCAGAAACTCAAAAAGACGTTAGTTCTACATTAGTAGGTATTGATAGTAGATTGAAAGCATTGGAAACCCCAACTGACTTACCTCTGAAACCACAAACTTCAGCAAGTGAGGACATTGGTGCAAAGGTTGTTGTCCCAGATACATACCAATCAAACTCTGTGCAAGCAGGATTAGATGACGATAAATCTGGTGAAGATAAACCGAAAACCGATCCATCTGGATTGAAAATGCAAGAGAAATCTAATTTCGACTTTACTACCGAGACTCCAAGACCTAGTGCAGCAATCAACTCAATCAACAAATCAGCAGAATCTGATATGTCATTTGTTTTGAAAGATGCAAGAGAAGGTGGAAATCTAAGTGTAGTAGCAAGAAACATTCTAGCAGGCAAGTATTATACTCCAACACCTGACGAAGTAGGAACATACTAAAAATGACTCAAATACGAACAATCGACGAGCTTGAGGCACAATATTATGGACACAATCGTAATCTTCTTAGAAAAGCTGATGCTCCTTCAACAACCAGTACTGCTGGTATGTTTAACGCCATCTTTGGTGCTTATGCATGGGCTCAACTGAATCTGGAAGCAAACGCATTCGGAATCCTCCCAAAATACCCTTGGGATAAATCTGGATGGAGAGTTATAACTGCAAAACCAGTACTTAATACAACCAACGCAAATACCGCCCTAGGTGGTACAAGTGAAGGTGGATTAATTGCTGAAACAATCAAACCAACAGTCGCAGAATTAGATGTCAAACCAAAAACCGCTCAATTGCCATTCAGTGCAAGTGAAGTTATGGAGTGGCTATCAACTCATTCAAAAGACGACATTTGGGGTGGACTTGGTTCACTTAGATTGTATATGGCAGTACAACACAAAGAGTTCATTAATAGAATGCTTTTAGCCGATGTTGAAAGCGATGCAGCAGGTTCAAGTGGTGCTCATACTGGTACACAAGACTTTGAATCCCTTGATAGAATCGTATCAAGTGATGCAGAGGAAGATGCACTAGGTGGAAACCACTCAGGATTTTACGATCCATGGGCTGCTGATGCTACCGTTGACAGAGATGGAAACGGTGGAGAATTTGACTGTACAGTAGAATCTGCTTCTGGTACTATCGGTACCGACGGTGT